ATTGATCATGTTAAGGCTATTGCGGATTTGATGAAGGAACGAGAGATCACTCCTTACATGGGTGACGATTACTTCTCATTAGCAAGACCAACCACTTTACGTCCATTTAAAAATGAACTCGAGCAAATTCATCAGTACGTTGAATCAGGCATGCAGCTTATTTTCAATGGTGAGACAGGTCGCTATGAAGGCATTCGTTTTGTAGAGCAAACAAATGTCGCGAGCAAAGGTTGGACAAACGCAAAATCAGATGAAGCATTCTTTTTTGGTGCTGATACAGTTGCGGAAGCAATCGTAGAGCCCGAGCAAGTTCGTGGTAAGATACCCACTGATTTTGGTCGTAGTCGTGGTCTTGCATGGTATTACTTAGGTGGTTTTGGGATTTCTCATAACTCTGCCGGTGGTGCTCAGAACCGTATTTTAAAATGGTCTTCAGCTGCTTAATTAGCAGCTAGAAAACCTCTTAACAGGAGAACGTTATGAAAGATCATAGTCCCAATGAAGGTGAGAACAACATGCACTTTTCAGGTAACTCTGAAGGTGGACGTAGCTCATCTATAGTCGATAAAGCGGGTGTCGAAGATGGTTTATCATCTATGGAAGCATGCGCAGACTGTAAAAATATGGGTGATGTCACTCACAACCAACGCCCAATGGCTGATTCAATGAGCTCTGGCTCGTTCAAGATTGGAACTTAGGAGTAATTTATGGCTACATATGATAATCCGGTTCGAATGACGTATTCAGTACTTGCAGCGGCGATTGACACTTCAGGTACGTTGTTATTGATGTCGGGACCTAAAGGAATGAAAGGTAGAGTTGAGTCAATTACATTTGTTGCGACTGTCGCAACTACTGTAGCGGTTACTGTTCTATCAGTTGGTTCAGTTGGTGATACCGACAAGTACGCGATAAATACGGTTCCAATTGCTGCTATTGCAGCTGTGTCGAATACAACTACTATTCTAAACTCAGATACAAACCTAATCCCAGCGGATGAAGCCGTAGTACTTGCTTCAGATGGTGGGTCCACTGCAGGCGATGGCAACGTATATGTTGTAATTGCTTGGTTCTAGTTTGTCACCGGGAGGATGGGGCTTCGGCCCCTGAATCTTTTTTCTAGGAAATATTTATGTATTGTGTATGGAAAAGAGTAAATCAAGGATCTTTGGATTCTCCTGAATCACTTTTAAATCAAGGTGATTACCCTGTTTTGGTAGATCAAGTAAAACCTCAAGACTGCGGTGATATGGGTTTTTGGGCGATGGAAGACGAATTAACAGTGGCTAATAAAGATACGAGTGGTAGTATTACAGAAGGCGTCTCCATGGAGCGTTCAATGTATTTTAGTAATATTAGAAAAACATCAAGTTATTAAGGTGACAACATGAAATTTGATCCCACAAAATCCCATATGACGATACATGGACAAGATCCTTCTTTTCCAGGTGCTCGCTACCAGCAAGGCTCTTTTGTATATGATACGCACCATAGAGTTATTAGTGGCGTAGATCCAAATGCAGACAAGACGCCAGCTCAAGTTGCAAAGCAAGAAGTAATAGAGAAACTAGCTAAAGAGTTGCAAGTTCTTACGGACAAGCTTAAAGAAGCGCAATCTAAATATGATTCAGATCAGACAACGCAAACAAAAGCTTCTCTGACCAAAGCAACGAATAAGTATGAAGCTGCTAGAGAAGAACTTTCTGAAATAGCGAGTTAATCAAAATGTATTCAACTTTCTTAGAACTCTGTCAAGCGTTAATGGAAGAAGCTGGTATTTCAGGCACAATAACATCTGTAAAAAATCAGACAGGCGAGCGCAAGAGAGTTGTAGGATGGATTCGCAGGTCATGCATGCTAGTAGAAGGTACATTTACAAATTGGAATTTTCTACATGAATTTTATCAGTTTAATACTGTAGCACAGATTTCAGATTACCCTCCTCCATCCGATCACAATGTTTGGGATACTGCGACTGGTAGCCTTCCAAATGATCAATCAGAGTTATTCTTTACGCCGTGGGTTAGAAAGAAAAAAGAGTTTCAAGAAGAATCGTTTGGCTCTCCTTTTGCGTTTACAGTACTGCCATCGCATATAATAAGACTTTACGATACTCCAAATACAGTGGTTCCTATTTCGATGGAATACTATCGAGCCCCTACCGAAATGATCGAGAACACTGACACACCTGCGATACCTTTGCAGTACCGTGACATAATAATTTACAAGGCTTTAGGGCTTTACGCAAAATATGAAAATGCGGATGAACTGTTACTATCTTCAAGAGAAGATTACAGCATGCGTTGGGATCAACTACGAGCAAGAGAATTACCTGGTACGCAAGGCATGCAAGCTACGAGCACAGGAATGGATATTCAAGTCGTTGCTGGCGACCATTAAGGTTAAGGTGTGATATATGCGAAGCCCACGTCAAGGAACTGTAATTCTAGGAGGAGGTTTAGATTTAATAACTCCACCACTTGAGGTTCCTCCTGGTAGAGTTCTACAAATAAAAAATTTTGAATGCGACCTAAACAACGGTTACAGAGTCTCAAAAGGATTTGAACGTTTTGATGGACGTAACTCCCCAACAGCATCTGATTTTCAAACGTTAGCAGTAGCTTCAGTAGTCGATTGGGACGAAGGAGAAACTGTAACAGGAGCTACGTCTGGAGCTACATCTAAAATTTTTAAAGTTGGAGCTGCCAGCCTTTATACAGCCGAGTTAACAGGTGTTTTTCAAGTAGATGAAACAATCACAGGATCAGTATCAGCAGCGTCAACTACAATAACTCAATCTGCAACAAATATACTACTTGATGATAATGAAGTATTTAATGAAGTAAGGTATTTAAAAGAAATCTACCTTAGAGATAAAATTTCAAAAATGCCAGGGCAAGGTGCTGCTCGAGGTGCGTATCGTCATTTAGACATTGCACTTGGAGTTAGAGATTTTAACGATACTGAAGCGCGTATGTACAAGTCAACTGCAACAGGTTGGCAGCAAATAGTTGCGTCATACATTGTGTTTTTTGACGCTGTTACTGATATTGCTTTACTTGTAAATGGTGCAACAGTCAGTGATGGCACAAACACCGCAACACTTATCGCTGTTTCAGTTAAAACTATAGGAGCATCAACTGGGTACGTAGTACTAACAGGAGCCGCAACAGGATTTGCTAACAACGATAGCCTATCGGTTGGTGGTTCAACTGCTGTAACTCTCTCAACAGATGCAGCACTTGTAACGTTAGAACCTGGCGGTCGTTTTGAATGGTACTCCTATAATTTTACTGGAGGCGCTCAGCGTTATAGAGTCTATTGCTGTGACGGTGTAAACCCTGCATTCGAATACGATCCCACAACAAACACAATAGCGCCTATTTACACTGATATTGAAAACATTGCAACAGATACGCCTAAGTTTTTAGCTACGTATCGAAATCATTTATTCTTAGGTTTTGCAGATGGAAAAATGCGAAATTCGGAACCGGGCAATCCTTTTCTATATGATGCCGCCGCAGGAACAGTTGACTTTGCAATTGGAGCGCCTATTAGCGGGTTTGACAGTACGGCAAAAGCACTTCTTATTGCAACCTCTAGGGACACGTTTGCGCTGACAGGACAAATAGCAGAGAATTTCACGCTTGATTTAGCAGCTGATCGAGTTGGTGCGAGGCCTTATACACTGGCACATATCAGTACAACGTACATGCTAGATAGCCGTGGAGTAGTCGCTTTAAATCGAGCAGAAGCATTTGGTAATTTTCAAGACTCAACTATTTCAAGGTTAATACAACCGCTTTTAAATGAGCTGAAAAATTCAATCGTTGCAAGCAATACGGTACTATCAACAAATATATATAAGATATACACAGATGATGGAAAAGGCGTAACAGTAACATTTCAAGAAGGACAAGCTATTGGGTTTGGATCTTTTGATTTAGGCATTGGCATATATACAACAAGTACAGCAGAAGATGAAAACGGAAAGGAGCGCATCCTAGCATCTTCAACTGATGGGCATGTATATGAACTTGAACGTGGAAGGTCATTTGACGGGTCATCTAAAATCTCTTGGCTTCGAACTGTTTATCATTTCTTAGAATCACCTGCTATTCGAAAGAAGTTCTATCGAGCGTTTATAGGGGCCGTAATAAGCGGCAAAGCAACGTTAAAGATAGGAGCTGACTTCTCACTAGGCACTGATGATGCAAATGCGTTAGATACGCTGACAGAAGACGTAAACGGTCAAGTTGGTTCCTGGGACGTGGGCAAGTATGATACAGCAGTATTTGACGGTAAGGTTGTTTCAGATGTATATTTAGATTTAGATGGCACAGGGGAGTCAATCAGTTTAATATTTAACCATGATTCGCCAAGTGATGATATATTTACGATTAAAGATATTCTTTATTCATATAAAACGCGAAGACCGCAAAGGGGTAGAAGATAATGGCTAATGATTACTACACTGCTCCAGCTGCAAAGCAGCCATTAGAGATCATAAGATCTTCGGAATATAATACTAATAACTTAGCCACAGAAGCTGGGTTTGACAAATTACCCGCTCAGTCGCAATTAAATAGATCGCAGTATGGTAACGATACAAGCACTGTTGCAACGCTTTATAAAATAACCGTACCAGTGCTTGATGTAGCATATTATGAAGGTCTGACTGTCGTATTTGAAGCTGTGCTTGCAAACACAGGCACTGCAAATATTCAAATAAACGGTGGGGTAATTAAAGAACTTGTAGATTCTGGTGGCACTCCTCTTGTAGTAGGCAATATATTTACAGGTCAAATTGTAACAGCTACATACACATCAAATTTAAAATTTCAAATTCAGTTTGCAGCAGACTCAGCAACGTCAGCAGCCATTGCATCTACCGCTGCAGCCGAAGCGCTATCGTCAGAAACAACAGCATCTGCAGCACTTACAGAAGTACAAAGAATTGCAGCACTTCAAGATGAAGTTTCACTCCACTTTTATAGGAATTCATAATCATGGCAACAGTTAAAGGTCAATTAGGTGCTGCTAACGTTCCCGGAGACGGTACGTTAACTGATATATACACAGTACCAAGTGCAAAAGAAGCCAGCGTTAACGTAACAATTGCAAATAGAGCGGATACAGCCACTCTTTTAAGGGTAGCGCATATTAAAGCAGGTGTAGCTGCGGCCATCGCAAATGAAGATTACATTCTTTATGACGTAGATACATCAAAATTTGCAGAAAACAAAGCCCCCGTTTTTCTAACTGCTATACTCATGTCGGTAGGTGACACTATAGCTATCTACTCAAGCGCATCAGCGGTATCGGCTCAAGTTAACGGAATTGAAGGGGATGCCCCGTGAATAATATTCCGTATGGCGGTGGTGGCGGTGGATATTTTGAAAAGGTTGATTTAACTAGACCTTCGCGTGGGATCAGTGGCGATATTTATATTGCTAATATACCTGTTAATTCTACAACTCAAGAACCAATAATTGACGTTGATGGTACGGGTGTTATTTCATGGGCGCAACTTGTTGGTCCATCGAACGGTACTGTATTTCCAGAGATGGAATTGATAATTGACGGCGGCACTCTATGGAATGACACTTTAACGGTAACAGGTGTAAGTTCTGGAAGATCGACTTTATGGGGTAGAAAAGGATTTGATACTCCTTGGATGGAACCGATGCGATTTAATAGCAGTTTTGTACTACGTTGTAAGTCTAGTACGGTGACGAGTGTAAGTGTTGAGTATAATTTGATAAGGGTTTAATATGAAACGCAATGAAATAGCGACGGGTGTCTTTACTACTGGTGTTGTAGCGAAAAAACAACTGGTACTTACTCGCGGTGAGTTTAAATTACGTATGACGCAAACAGAGCGCATAGCAACTAGAGTGCTAGCCCTTTCAGGTACTGAAAACGGAATGATAGCGATGGACTTTAACGACTTGCTTAGCGATGTACCCATTGTTGACTTAGACCAACAAGAAGTTAAAGACGGTATGAATTTTCTTGAATCTGTTGGTGTTTTGGATGAAGGCAGAGCAAGTCAAATTCTTAACGCAGAAATAACAGAAGGTGAAAAGACATGAGTTCAATTACAGAACCAAGTACTAGTGCATTTTTCTTTGTCGTAGATGATGAAACGACAGGAAGCCAATTTGATGTTTTTTTAGATGTTAATTTTTACAGTGGATTTGAAACTTTTGACATGCGATTTAGGCCAGCAGGCTCTCAAGATAAGTGGACGTTTATATCACTTAATTCGGTAGATGGTTTTGACAGTGAAATCCCAACTGATTTAGATACAGCAGAAAAAACATTTGCTGAAATTGATCGAATAGTAGCTCACGCAAATAAAGTTATTGTTTTGAAGTTTGGAGTTCAAGAGCGCCCCCCTTTTGGAGTACCGTTAATTTTATGGTTATTAAAATCTGGTTTTTTAAAAGAATCAAACAATGTTTTAACGTTTGAGAGACCATAATGGATGATAAGCGGTTGGATAGAATCGAAGCGAAGTTGGATAAGTTAACCGATGCTGTAACCGCGATTGCAAGAGTGGAAGAAAAGACGCACGCTATGACGAAAAGAGTGGATGCGATAGAAACCAGAGTTGCAAGGACAGAGGACGATTTAACAAACATTGCAATTATTGCACGTAAAAACTCAGGCGTTGCGAGATTTGCAGATAAAGCATTTTGGCTTATAGTAGGCGGAGTGTTAGCGGTAATTACTTTTATATTTAAGGAGTAATTTTGATATTCACTAAGAACTTTCACCCTAGTACAGACCACAAGCTATTATGCACTTGCGGCCATGTTAAGTGTGATAAACGCAGTGTAAATCAATTTACCCTTGATATGCTACAGCATGTACGGGCTGACTATGGCCGTCCTATGATAATAACATCAGGCGGCAGATGCCCGTACCATCCAAACGAAGTAACTAAAAAGAAAGCAGGCGACCACCAACGCCAATACGCTGTTGATGTGTTTTACGATAATGAGCTTGACCGAAATAAACTGATGGTACTGGCAGGCCGGTACGGGGCCACTCGCGTAGCAGGCTCAGAGCGTTTAAACTTTGTGCATTTGGCTTGGACTCCGACTGGGGATGCAAGCGTGCCAACGTGGAGTTACTGATATGAAACGATTATTTATTCTTGCCGTGTGCGCTAGCTTACTTACTGGTTGTTCTTCTATTATGCGAATAATCGATTATGGCGCGGCGGCTAACACTACTGCGGTGGAGTCCTCTATATATACGCTGTGCAACGCCGCAAGCATCGGTTCAATAAGACGCGAGTTTGACACCTCTGAGAAAGTGGAGGTTTGGAAAAGGCTGTGCGACGAGAAAACAGATTTTGAACCATGAGCATCTTCGATAACATACTACTCGTAAGTAATGGAAAAGGAGGTTATAACTATGTCATGCAAAAAACGATGGACTATTATAGTGAACGCTACAATAACTGGGTGGTGGCTAGGTCTGGCGATGTTTTTGATGGCGCTACGGGTGCTATGGATATTGATAGCCGATGCTGGATATTTCACGATGTCCTTTGTCGTGACGGCGTATTCGAGGATGGTACGACTTGTACTAACTGGCAAGCGTCGATGGTTTTAAAAGATATACTCAAAGAAGATGGCAGGTGGTTTAGAAAATATTCTTGGTTCGCCGCCACTTGGTTATTCGGTGGCGGCAAAGCAAGAGACAATGGATTGTTTTAATCTAGGTCTAGTTGTACTATATAGTATAAAATGTACCAAACTTTAAATAATTAGGATTGACATGGTTACTAATCAAGGTTTAATTTCAAGAGCAAGCCCACCTCAACAACGTGTAGCGCTGCCTTTTGATGAAAATATACGGACGCAAACACCGCCTCCTATTATGCCATTAAATGATAATCCAAACGCATCAACCGGTACAGTGGCATCTAAAAATACTGTTATTAAGGACCCTAGACGTGTGAATCCAGTAATGCCTAGAGGTTACAATCCTAATGCTGAGCCTGATGATGATATAAATTATGACTCACGTAACAAAGGATTAGTAACGCAAGCAACTGCGGCTCAACGCGACATTGGGTATGATCAAGATCCCAGCGTTACTGCGCCAAGAAACACGTTTGAAACTAACATGAATACAACCGTGGCTGGTCCTCAAGGAGTAGCAAACCCTACAAATTCAAACATTACTGCACCTACAAACACGTTTGAAACTAACATGGATTCTACAGTCTCTGGTCCTCAAGGCGTAACAGAAGCCCCGAACACTACAATTGATTCAGTAACAAACAAGGTTCAAGTAGATCAAGCTGGAACTGTGACTGATCTAGCAAAAGCAGAATATTTAAAAGCAAATCCAATAGTTGCTAAGCAAAGTGGTTTTAAAATCAATATGGATGGCACTGTGTCTAGGATAGACGATGTAGCCACTCGTAATGGTAATACGATAACAGCAACAGAAAATAAATTCCAACAAGCGGATCTAACTCAAACAGGAGTAGGTCGGTCTTATAGAGGGTCTTCATATTCAGGAAGAGGGTCAGGTGAAATTGTTGATGAAACATCATCTAATTTAAATCGTTTGTTAGAAGAAGACAGCGAATATATGCAACTTGCTCGTGCTCAAGGTTCTCGCCAGGCAGAAGCTAGAGGATTAGGAGGTTCATCACTGCGAGGTCGTGCGGCACAGGGAGCAGCGATAGCATCAGCCATGCCGATAGTGCAACAAGGAACAGATGTAGCAAATCAACAATTTATATCAGCACAGAATAACACAGCGCAGTCTAATATTGCGGCGCAGAATAACACAGCGCAGTCTAATATTGCGGCGTCAAATCGTCAGCTTCAAGAGTTATTAGCTCAACAAGACATAGCCGCTCGCATGGGAGACAACGAAGCAGCAAGAGACTTACAAGCTCAAATTCAGAATGAGTCAAATAACATCG